CGGGTCTGGCGTGATGAGAGCCCAGCCCGAGTCACTGTTTGCGGTGCCCTCAGTCGCGAAGACGTACATGCCGGACGTGACTTTTGCGCTCGTGTCGGCGTCGGTGGTGCGGGCCCATGCGCCGGCAGCGGTGAGATAGATGCCGTTTGCGCTCGCGGTCGTCTGCCCGACGAGCAGCACACGCTGACCGGGTGCTGTCGTGCTGCCGTCGATGGAAACGTTGCCCGTGAGCGCCGCCACGTTGCTCGTCGCGACGAGGCGCACAGATGCCTTGATATCGAGCCCCTGCGCGATCGCGTCGACGTATGCCTTGGTGGCGGCGTCTTGCGCGGCGCTAGGGTCTAGTACGCTCGAGAGTCGTTGCGCGTTGAAGCTGACCGCTGAGCTAGCGACGCCGAGTGCGGTCTGCACGCGGGCGAATGACGTCACCTGCGCGCCCGCCTCGATGCCCGCGAGCTTGGTGAAGTCGGCGGCAGCCTGGAAGCCATCGGCTGCGCCGGTTGCGAGTCCGGGCATGGCGTGCCCGTGGTCGGCGCGCGCAAGCGAGCTCGATGTGCCGGGGGCCTGCGCGCCGCCTACGGTGAGCGCCGACGGCGCAGCGGTGGCGACGCTGTGAATGTGGTCAGCGCGGGCGGCAGTCGCAGACGAGCCGGGGCCCGCGGTCGTGACAGTCACCTGAGACGCGGCAGCGCTGCCGACGGCTGCAGCCGAGGTGGCGACGCCGTCGAGCTTGAGCTTGTCGGCGGCGCTCATGTAGCCGGGCAGGCTGGTTGTGGCGTTGGGCGGGATGCGCCACGCAGCCGCGGTCGAGCTATTCGCCATGAGCGCCGCGTCGATGGCAGGCGCAGCGGCTGCGGCGATGGCGACGGTGGTAGTGGCCGTCTTGAGCCCGCCCGCCGTCTGCGGGTCTGCCAGCAGCCCCGACAAGCCCGCGACGCTGAGCTCGTCGGCGCCGCCGTCTGCGTGCGTGCTTGAGTGCAGGATCGGCGGGGCTGCGTCGACGTATGCCTTGGTTGCGGCGTCGGTGGTCGCTGTCGGCGTGCCGAGGTTTGTGATTCTTTGGCCGTTGACGGCGATGGGCGCTGACGCGGCTGCGAGCGCGACGATGGTTACGTCGGCGCCGGCAGAGATGCCGTCGAGCTTGGTCTTGTCGGCAGCGCTGGAAAAGCCCGCCGAGCTCGTGCTGACCACTGCGTGTTGCGTGCCCCCGCCGCGTGTTCCGTGCTGCGCGTCGGTGGCGAGCGTGCCGACCTTGAGACTGTCGGCGGCGACCACGATCGAGGCGTCTGCGTCTGCGACCACGTTGAGCGTGGTGCCTGCGCGCACGAGGCCCGCGCCCGCTACCACTGCGGCGTCGAGCAGATCTTGCACGCGTGCTGCGTCAGTGGCCGCGATGGGGGCGCCTAGGTTTGTGATGCGCTGCGAGTTGACGGCGATGGGCGCAGACGCCGCCGCGAGCGCGACGATGGTTACGTCGGCGCCGGCAGAGATGCCGTCGAGCTTGGTCTTGTCGGCAGCGCTGGAAAAGCCCGCCGAGCTCGTGCTGACCACTGCGTGTTGCGTGCCCCCGCCGCGTGTTCCGTGCTGTGCGTCGGTGGCGAGCACGCCTACCTGCACGCTGTCAGTGCCGACGACAATGCTGGCGTCGGCGTGCGCGACGACGTCGAGCGTGTGCCCTGTGCGCAGGAGGCCGGCGCCTGCGAGATAGTCGGTGTCCTGCAGCCGCGCGGCGTCTGTTGGCGCAACGGGTGCGCCGACGTTGACGATGGGATGCGAGCCCGCGTCGAACGACGCAACCATGGGGCGCGAGCCGTCGGTGACGACGACGGTGCTGCTGTAGGCGGGGTCGAGCTTGGCCTCGGTGATTGAGCCGTCAGGGATCGAGTCGATGCCGCCCGCGCTGAGCGTGTCGATTGCCTGCACGACTTCGCGGTGGAAGTCTACGAGCGCCCTGTTGGTGGAGTGCTCGTTCATTTCCGTCAGCTGCACGCTCGGCACAGTCGGCACGAGATGCGCGTTGGGGTCGTAGCGCTCGGACAACGAAGGGTAAGCGAGGTGGAACGTTGGCGAGCGCACGGAGATGCGACGCGTGACGCTCGAGACGACCTCAGTGCCGATTGACGCGGTAGCCTGAACGCGAAACGGTCCCCATGCGCCCGCATTCCAGTCGAGTGTCCATATCGCGTCCGACACTTGCGTGAGCAGCGGCGAGCTCGCGGGCGGCTCGTCTAGCGCCTGCACGAGCACGACGGAGCCCGGGGGCACGCTGCCGACCTCGATGGTGACGAGGGGCGCGCGCCCGCTGCCCGCGTCTGTGGTGAGAAGGTCGGTGCGCCCGCGGTCGAGGTCGCCCGCTGCGATGCCCGGTTGATTGAAAGTGAGTGTTAGTGCCATTGTGTCACCTCACACGATACCAACAAGACGCCCGCCCGTAGTCTGCGTGACGTCTCCGAAGCCACGCGTTGCGTCGAGCGTGGGCGCAGCTGCCGTGCCATAGCGAAACCAAAGCGTAGAGGGGCTCGGGCTCCATACCGCGTCGAAGCGCACGGCGGCGGCCTTGGCCTGGCGCAGCAGGTCGGCAAGCGATATCGCCTGAGCCGTTGTGAGCTGCGCGGTAAACGTGACTGTGAATGATGCGTCGCCGTACTCGACGAGCCGCGCCGTGGCGCCTGCGGGCAGCAGTGGCAGCACTGCCGCGTAGATGTCGCGCGGTCGCCCGCTCGAGCGCAGCACCGTTATGCGTGACGTAATCCAAAGGATGTAAGTCGCGTCGGTGCGCCCCTCGCGCGCTTGCCCGACGAGCGCGCCGATCATGTCGAGCGCGTCGCCCTTGGCGTTGGGCAGCATGGTGCCGATGTACAGATCCCAAAGCGCGTGCTCGAGCGCCTGCACCTCCGTCAGATAGCTCGCGAGCACCTTGAGAAAGAGCGGCTGCCGCAGGTCGTAGATCGGCAGCTCTTGGCCCTGCTCGACGTGCTTGGTGTTGAGCTCGAGCGCCACGTGTTACGGTGCCCCCACCCATGTCGAGCCCGAGAATGACGCGATCTCACGTACGCCAATCACTAGCGTTTTCGCTGGCGTTGTGGGTACTGCATCTACGGGCACTGTGGGTGCAAGGTCGACGTCGAGCGTGACGTTGACGACGCCTGGCACCTCGCTCGCCTGTGACAGCAAGCGCACGAGGTAGACGGGCTCGCCGACCTTGAAGACCATGTCACTGTCGGGGTCGACGCTGGCGAGCTCGAGCGCGACGCGCAGACTGCCCGCGACATAGTGCCCGTCGGTTGTCGCGCTAACGTTGACGTTGATGGTCTTGAGACTCGGGCGCGAGAAGCGCACGAGCTGCACGTTGCCGCCCTCGTCGAGCACGTTGATAGATGTCGTGCCGTAAGAGTCGACGCCTGCGGGCTTATTTTTCCAGATGCTGTTGGCGATGGCGGAGTCATCCCCGCCGCGCACGATGACCTCGAACGTATGCGGGGGCATGCCCGTCGGGTCGGTGACCTCTGTGACGTTCTCGCGGCCTGCAGCAGTGAGCACACCCGGCAGCAGGCGCACGTCGGCGACGATGCCTGCGAGCGTTGATCCGCCCTCTTCCGCGAGCACCTCTGCGCGGCGCGCGCGGTAGTCCTCGTCGGTCTCGACGTTGCTGCCCGCAATTGCGGGGCCGGGGTTTGTGACTTGGGTCCAGCCTGAGACGGGTGACTCTATCTTCGTGAGCGCGTTACTCGCAGCGATCGTCGGGCCGGGTGTCTCGGCTTTGGCCGCGACATACAGCCCATAGATACCGACCACGCTTGGGCTCGTGACGTCGGCGAGCGTGACGAATCGCACAGTGGGTCGCGTCGGGTCGCTGACGACGGAGCCCGTGGGCACGGTGACGTTTTCGTGGATGAGTACGGCGAGCGTGACCGTGCTCGACGTCGCGGGTAGGCGCGTGACGCCCGTGAGTGACCCGATGTGGTCGGCGGCGACACCCTCTGCGGTCGCGGGGTCGTGCGCGTCGTAGATCTCGGCGGCGAGCTCCCACAACTGCCCGAGCTGCAGCGCGACGGACATGTTGATGTTGCTGAGCACACCCGTGCTCGACGTATTGAGCCCGCTCGCGATGTTGGCGGCCTGGTATGCCTGCAGGTCGCCAATAATCTCTTGCACGGTCTTGGACGTGAACCCGAGCAAGCCGAGTCCTGCGGTCATGTGGGCACCTCGTCGCCGGGCCACTGGCGCGGCGAGAAGACGCCGAGCGGCAGCCCGGTCGGCGTCGGGCTTACCAGCGGCGTCGAGCCGTTGGCGGGCTGCGTGGGCGCTGCAGTGGTGGTGCCCTGACCTAACAGCACGTCGCGGAATACGAGCGCTGTGCCCTCTTTCGTTTGGACGGCGGCGCGGACCTCGAGCGCGCGCGTGCGGCGGTTGAAGTTGATCGTCAGTTGGTTGACGGCAGTCACGCCTGCAGTCGTGCGCAGGACCTCGTCATAGATTGACCTGATGACCGCGTCGGGCGGTTTGCGCCCGAATATGAGGTTGCGGTAGTCGATGCCGACGCGCCTATCTAGAGGCCACTCGCCAACGAACAGCGCGACGCGCAAGTTGGCATCCTGTGCGATGGCGTCGGGGCCCGTGACGAGCGGCAGGTCGCCCGTCGAGTCGATGATGATATCGCCGGTCGCATCGAGCAGAAGGTCAGCCACGAGCCGGCGGTAGTGGGCGAGCGAGAGCCTTGGCAAGGGCCTCGGGCCCGGGTCAGCTAGTCGGACAGCACAACGGTCGACGCGACGCTTGTGTGGGCGTGCGGGACGCCCGCGGTGGCAAGGTCGAACGCGACGCGGACGGCAGTGCTCGCGGGCGGCAGAGCGCCGGTGAGGCCGGCTAGAATGGTCTCGATTGACGAGATGGCCGTTGCGGTCGCGGTTCTCACTTTGCCGGTGTCAGTCTCGCCGCTCGTGAGCGCCGTGTTGGTTTTGGACGCGAGCGCAACTGCGTCGCCTGGCGTGTGGCTGCCCAAGTTGACCGTGTTCTGCTTGATTGCGATCTGCGCGCCTGCGTCGTGCCCGAGCGTCATGGCGTCGGCGTGTACGCTCTGCAGGAGGTCGGGCAGCGGCGCGGGCCCGAGCGGCAGCGCGATTGCGCCCGCGAGCGTGTGCGTGCCGACGTCGCCAGTGCCGAGCGGTTTCTGCGAGTTGCGGCGCGCGGTCGTCACCCAGCGATCGAGGCTGCGCTCTGCGAATACCACGAGCACGTGGTCGCCTGGCACGAGAGGCCACGCCGCGAAGAAGCCCCCGCCCTGCGGGTATGCGATGGGGACCATGGGCAGGATCGGCAACTGCTCGTATACGAACGGGGGCCGGTCGACGTGCGCGAGCGCGTCGTCCTCGGGGTCTACGGGAAGCGCGCGCTTGAGCATCGGCAGCACGTCGGCGTACTGCCTGCGCGTCGAGGCGTCGGTGTAGAGCGCGGCGATCTGCCCGGGGATGGAAGTGTGCAGCTCGAACGCGGCCTGCTCGGCGGCGGTCTGCAGCAGCTCGGAGAGCTCGGGCGTGCCTAGCGTCATAACGGCCTCACGTGACGGCGCGAGCTTCTATGCCGACGGTCCAGTGTCCGCCGTCAAACTCGCCCTGATGGGTGGTCGTCTCGATGCGGTAGAACCCCTGCACGTAGCGCGACTTGATTTGAATCTTTCGCCCGGGGTAGAGGCCGGGCAGGAGCAACGTCGTCAAGCGCAGCACTTGGTCGCGCCCGAGCTCGATGCTATCGAGCAGTCCGGTGCGGGGCGTGAGCAGAATGGGGGCGTCTGACAGCGCCTGGCGCAGCGCGAGCACTTGCAGCTGCCCCTCTTGAATGGACCACTCGAGCCCGGCGGTGCGCATGACGCGGTCGAGCTCGCCGGCAGCATCGCCCGACGCCGCGAACCCCTGCGAGAATTTGTTTGAGAGCTTGTCCCATATCTCCGCGGAGAATGCCGCTTGCAGGAGGTTGCCGGGCCCGAGCCCGAGAGACTTGGCGATGCCAATCAACACGTCGCGCACGGGCACCTTGGGCCCATACGTGGCGCTGACGCGCGAGCGCGTGACCTTGGTGCCTCCGTCGCTCGAGCTCACGGTGGTTACCCAGTCGGTGCCCTCGCGCTTGCTCCATGCCTCGAGCAGCTCGCCTCGAAAGAGCACGGACATGCCGCCGACGTAGCCGGCCTCGAGCGAGCAGTAGATCTGTTTAGTCCCGTGCAGGCGCTTACGCGTGGGCTCTGCGAGGTTGATGATATCAATGTCACACGTGCCGGGGCGCTTGCCGACGAGCGAGCGGCGCACAGTGAATCGCACGTTGAGCCCCGTGATCACCGTGTCTGCAACCTGCAGCTTGTAGCGGCGGTCGAATAGCGCGATGCCTGGCTCGACGATGAATGAGGCGGGGTCGCTCATGGGTTAGTCGAGATAGCCGTTGGGCGCGTAGTAGAGAGTAAAGCGCGTGCCCATATCTTGCAGCGTGGGCTTGGCTGCCTGGTTTTTCTCGTCGACAAACCAGAGCTCGCCCGGCGGCAGCTCGGGCTTGTAATGGAACCGCACGAGTAGCGGGTACATGGTGACCATGCGCAATCCGTCGAGCAGCGGCACGCCTGCAGAGTCGGCAATCCATAGGCGCCAGACCTCGCCACGCTGCGACCAGATTAGGCGCAGTGAGTAGACGTTGACGCCGAGCACGACGCGGATCGTGGTGTCGGGCTGCGGGGTCGTGGGTATGAGCTGCGATGCCATCGGCTAGGGCTCGGGCGGGTTGGGGTTGAATAGTGCTTTTCCAACACTCTGCGACTTGCGCTGCACCTCGGGTGACGGTTTCTTGTTCTGCGTGTTCTGGCTGCCCTTGTCCTTGGGCTGCACGGCGCGCGTCTGCGCGGGGTCGGGGTCGGTGGCGAGCTCGCTTGCGACGGTGCGAATGACTTGCCCCGTGCAGCCGAAGTGCAGCCCCGCGCCGGTGTTGGCGTTGCGCTCGATTGACAAGTCGCTGAGCACGACGTTGTCGTACTTGCGCAGAGCGGTAACGATGGTGACGGGCGCTCGAGCGTTGACCGTGTTTCGCAGCGCGGTCTCGACTTGCGCAACACGGTTGAATGGTCTGTCGAACGTGAGCGACACGCTGCGCGCTTGCCCGAACGGCACGGGGGCGCGGTCGGGGACGATCATGAAGACTTTTTTGTTCGGCTTCCAATCGGGTCTGTAGGCGTCGAGCAGAGACGCGACGTTGCCGATGATGGGGATGTTGCCGATGTACGGCGGCGCGGAGTTTTGGGGGCCCACGAGCTCGAGCTTTTTA